ATTGTCATTGGAAAACAATTACAGATAATTTCTCGTATGTTACTTTATTTGAAGATGCTGATGGTAAATATAAAGAATTCAAACGTTCTGCTCAAAAGGAGGTGAATTATCTTGTCAAAGAATTTGAATGTCGAAAATCTGCTGATAGTTATGCTCGTGCTACTACTAGTCGCACTGGAGTGTTGGACTGCTCTAACCTCCATACTTACCAATACAACGAAGACTTGTTCAAAAAGGTAACTACCCTTGCCGATGGTAAGAATCATGGTCTCATCTTTATTCTAGATTGGTCTGGTTCGATGCAGTATGTGATGGAGGATACTATCAAACAACTCTTCAATCTTATTTGGTTTTGTCGTAAGGTCAATATTCCTTTCGATGTCTATGCCTTTACTTCTGAATATCCTTATGTTGTTCATGATGATAATGGTGTGGCAGATATTCGTGAACGTGCCTATGAGAAGAAAAATGGAATAGTTGCCATTGGTGAATGGTTTTCATTGATGAATATTCTTTCTAGTAGCAGCACCTCTAAAGAGTTGGAAAAGGATATGTTGAATATCTATCGTATTGTTCATTCATTCATGCATTATGTTTCTTACTCTATTCCTTCTGCTCTGTCACTTTCTGGCACTCCACTGAATGAGTCATTGGTTGCTCTTCATCAAATTATTCCGCAGTTTAAAAAGAAGCATTCACTTCAGAAGGTGCAGTGTGTTGTGTTGACTGATGGTGATGCAAATGCTCTCAAGTTTCATAAAGAAGTTATGAGACAAGAAACTCCTTATATGGGATGTGTATATATTGGAGAAAATTGTTTTCTTCGTGATCGTGAGTTGGGCACAACTTACACTCTTTCAGATCAGTATGCACAATTTACTTCTGTGCTTCTTCGTAATCTTCGTGATAAATTTGTCGATACTAATTTTATTGGTATTCGTGTTCTAAATACTGGTTCAGAAGCCGGTTCGTTCATTCGTCGTCATTGTTACTCTAGTCCAGAACTTTATGAAAAAACCATGAAGGCATGGAAAAAGGAAAAAACCTTTACCATCAAGAGTGCCGGTTATCATAGTTACTTTGCTCTTTCTTCTTCTGTGATGTCAAATTCTGCTGAGTTTGAGGTTGAGGAAGATGCCACTAAAACTCAAATCAAAAATGCTTTTGCCAAGAGTTTGAAGAGTAAAAAGATGAATAAGAAAATCCTTTCGGAGTTTGTGGAGTTGGTTGTATGAATAAAAAATTTCCTCTAGAACATCTTGTAATAGAAGAAACAAAAGAAGTATTAATTGTTGTTAATAGTGCCATCACTGCTATGGGTGTTGGTGCTATTAGCAAACAATATTTTCCTGGATATACTCCAAAGATAGTTTCTAAAGAGTATTTAATAAATAAAAAAGAAGATTGAGAATACTAAAAATGAGTAGATTTGGAAATATGGTTCGTGGAAAAAAAGCACCACAGCCAGCACCAGTTCCTGAGGTTGTGGTAGAAGAACTTCCTGTTGTTGAAGAGGTTGTCGTCGAAACACCTGAGATAGAAACAACTGAATATGAACCACTTCCTTTGGAAGAAATGTCCAAAGATGAACTTGAGCAATATGGAAGAGAAATTGGTATTGAGTTGGATAAGAGACACAGCAAGGGAAGACTGATCAACGAAATTCTTGAACATCTGGACAATTGATCAACTGTCCACTCTGCCCCTGACTCTGCCCCATTCTGCCCTATAATAACTTCAGTTGAAACAAACCACTTACATCATGTCCCTTTCGGCAGACTACATCCGCACTTCTCTCCAGTCTTTGTATGGAGAATCCATCACGACTGGTGATATTCGTGCTTGGTGTGCTATGACTGGTAGTAATTATCAAACTGTGACTAAAAAGATTGAGCAATATAAAGTTGGTCGTGGCAAATGGAATCTTGAAGTGACACCACAAAAAGTCGAAGAGATTGAGCGTAATTACCAGGCACCTGCTGCTCTGCCTGCTGTTGAGCAAAACCTTATTCCTGAAAAAGATGATACCTTCGTCCGCTTTGGCAACTTCGGTGATATTAAAAAAATTATTCAGTCCCGCTTGTTCTATCCTACATTCATTACTGGACTCTCCGGCAATGGTAAAACTTTCGCAGTGGAGCAAGCGTGTGCTCAAACAGGACGAGAACTCATCCGTGTGAATATTACAATCGAAACCGATGAAGATGATCTTATTGGCGGTTTCCGTCTTATTAATGGAGAAACCGTCTGGCACAACGGACCAGTTATTGAAGCCCTCCAGCGAGGGGCAATTTTGCTTCTTGACGAAATCGACCTTGCATCAAACAAAATCCTTTGTCTTCAGTCCATCCTTGAAGGGAAAGGCGTTTTCCTCAAGAAAATTGGCAAGTTCGTTAAGGCTGCGGAGGGTTTCAACGTATTCGCCACCGCAAATACAAAGGGAAAGGGATCTGATGACGGACGATTCATTGGAACTAATGTGCTCAACGAAGCCTTCCTGGAAAGGTTTCCAGTGACTTTCGAGCAAGAGTATCCCACTCCTGCAATCGAACAAAAGATTGTCGAAGGTATTGCCCTAGACCTTGATGTCGAAGATCGAGACTTCTGTAAGCGTCTTGTTGATTGGGCAGATATTATCCGCAAGACTTTCTATGATGGTGGTATTGAAGAAATCATTTCCACTCGTCGTCTGGTTCACATCATCCGTGCCTATAGTATCTTCAAAGATAAGGCAAAGGCAATTGAAGTTTGTGTGAATCGTTTCGATGATGAGACCAAGCAGGCATTCCTTCAGTTGTATGATAAGGTTGATGCCGACTTCGAAATGCCCGTTGACAATCAGGAGCAAAATTGATAGAATTATGAATGCTTGGAGTCTACTTTATGATGAGGTATTAAAAATGCAGACAGATCACTATTTTTCCAATAAATGGGAAGAAGCATTTGACAATTCCATTCTTGATATTAATGATATCAGTATTGGCAATACTGCTATTAATTCAGAATTTGTGAATCAATTTAATAATGAGAATGGTTTTTGGAAGTATGAAGAAGATAAGACCCTGAATGAGATTAAAAATTATCTCTCTGGGACATATCAGTCTCACTATACTTCCAAGGATTCAAAGACACAAACTCTTGATTTGATTGAAAGTATTGGAGATGCTGAAGCATTCTGTCGTTCTAATGCCATCAAGTATCTTTCACGATTTGGTAAAAAGAATGGTAAATCAAAGATGGATATTCTGAAGGCAATACATTATTGTGTTCTTCTTTATCATTTTTCTGGTCTTCATAAGCAAACCAGTTCCTACCCACAATGAAATTACGTGCCCATACAATGAAACTTTCTGAAAAAACTCTGATTACCCTCAAGAACTTTGCTGGTATCAATAACTCTATTCTTGTGAAGGCAGGAAACAAACTTCGCACCATTTCTGTTGCCAAGAATATTCTTGCTGAAGCAGAAATCAAAGAAGAGTTTGAGAAAGACTTTGCTATCTATGACTTGAATCAGTTTCTAAATGGTCTTGGTCTTCACAATGATCCTGAACTTGACTTCAAAGAGGATTCTTATCTGACTATTCGTGAGGGTAAGCGTCGTGTAAAGTATTTCTTTGCCGATCCTAATGTTATTATTTCTCCACCGGAGAAAGAGATTCAACTTCCTTCTAAGGATGTTTGCTTTCAACTGGATAGTGTAACACTAGAAAAACTTCTCAAGGCAGCAGCAGTTTATCAACTTCCTGATTTCTGTGCCGTTGGTGAAAATGGAGTCATCAAACTTGTCGTTCATGACAAAAAGAATGATACTTCCAATGAATATGCTATTGTAGTTGGTGAGACTGATAAAGATTTTGTATTTAACTTCAAGGTAGAAAACATCAAGATTATTCCTGGTGCTTATGATGTTGTAATTTCGTCTAAACTTCTTTCTGAGTTTACTAATGAGGCATACAACTTGAAGTATTACATTGCTTTGGAGCCTGATAGCACATTTAACTAATTTTGATCATGAGTGATTTTATTTGGGTTGAGAAATACCGACCTAAGACTATTGAAGACTGCATCCTGCCAGAAACTACAAAAGAAATGTTTCGACAGTTTCTAAATAAGGGTGAAATTCCTAACATGCTTCTGGCAGGTCCTCCTGGAATTGGCAAGACTACGGTCGCAAAAGCACTATGTAACGAACTGGGAGTAGATTATTATGTCATCAACGGATCCGATGAAGGACGTTTTCTCGATACGGTCAGAAATAATGCGAAAAATTTCGCTTCGACCGTATCACTTACGTCAGATAGTAAACACAAAGTCATCATCATTGACGAAGCAGATAATACAGGGAACGACGTACAACTCTTACTACGGGCGTTTATTGAGGAGTTTTCTACCAACTGCCGTTTCATCTTCACCTGTAACTACAAAAACAAAATCATCGAGCCCCTTCATTCCCGTTGCTCAGTGGTTGAATTCGGAATTAAAGGAAAAGAAAGATCCGCAATTGCTGCTCAATTCTTCAAGCGACTCAACTTTATCCTGGACCGAGAACGGTGCGAAGCAGATAACAAAGTCCTCGCAGAACTCATCAACAAACATTTCCCCGACTGGCGACGAGTCCTCAACGAATGTCAAAGATACTCCGTTGGTGGCAAGATTGATGCGGGAATTCTGGCAACGTTTACGGACCTGGTAATCAATGATCTCATTAAAAGTCTCAAAGAAAAGAACTTTACGGAAGTTCGTAAATGGGTTGTCAATAACCTGGACAATGATATTAGCGTACTTTTTAGGCGTATTTATGATTCTCTTTATGAATCGTTGGTTCCTGGTTCCATTCCTGCTGCTGTGCTTGTTATCGCTAAGTATCAGTATCAGGGAGCATTCGTCGCAGACCAAGAAATAAACATGCTTGCCTGTTTGACTGAGCTAATGGTGGAGTGTGAATTCAAATGAATATGTTTAAGATAAGTCGAAAAAATCTTAAAGAAGAGATTGTAAAGACGACTCCAGAAAATGTAAAAGAGGCAAATGAGGGTTTGTTTCGTGTTAAAATGAATTTGCCAGAAGCTGCAAAGCATTGTGGTATGACACAGAAGGAAATGAAACTAACCTTCTTTGAATATTTGAAGTATCATCCTGTTGATTATGAAGTCTCTTAAAACCTGTCTCAGATATCCTGGCGGTAAATCCCGTGCATGTGTAAAAATCGGGAAGTTCATTCCTGATTTGCGTGATTATCAGCAGTATCGTGAATCATTTCTTGGTGGTGGTAGTATGGCAATTCATATTACCAAGATGTATCCCCGAATTCGTATTTGGGT